CTGGCCATATTCTTTTGAACATAGGGCCAGAGATAGGAATCTTTAATGCTGAAGAACCCAATGCCTGACTCCCAACTTCAAATACATAATCTGATGTACTCTTTATGGCAAATTCTTTTAAATATGTCTTGAACGTTTTCATGAATTTCTTGTCCTAGCAATATAATCTATTAAATCTCCATTACCATTAGGATATAGTTCAAATGGAAACCCTTCTATATCATCGTCATCTTGCCAATCTTCTCCAAACTCTTCAGTCACATGAATTTTCTTAATCTTGAAATTATTAACTACTACTTCATCCCACAAAGCTTTATCTCCACTATCTGGATCTGGCACAAGTTCTTTATCAAATGCATAATCGGTAAATATAGATTTCAATGGTTTGGAATATTTCTTCATGATCTTTTCCATACCATCAATGTAATCTTTAATAATTATTGATTTTTCTTTTCCACCAGTAGATTTACCAAGATAAGACCATCCTCTGTTAAGTTCTCTGGTGGTCAAACCTTTTTTGTATGGCCCCATTCCATTTTTAACAAGAATTTCTACTAATAATTTTTCCAAATCCTTTTCTATTTTCTTGAGTTTACTTCCACCCCCCAGGCCAGGATCACTAGCAGTAGATGGATTCATAAGTGAACTAAAAGTTATCCATCTTCTTCCTGTTTTATCTGGTTGACTTGAAATATCATCTGGTGCGGCTGCAAGAACATCACCTTCTAACTCTACAACATAACCACCATCTGTTTTAATTCCACTAGAGAGTATATAATCTTCTATATTATAAAATGCAGAGATTGATTTTTTCTTTCCTTGTATTTTTTTTAATTTCCTAATACCTTCATCATCAGTTAAATGGAACACTCTTGAACGAACTGACTCTGGCCATATCCTTTTGAATATTGCAGGAGACAACGGAATCTTCAAATCTTTAAGACCTTCTCTTGGTAAATCAAACAACATGGTAGATAAACTTTCAGTCCATGCTGGAGCTTCTTTGATATATTGTTTAAAGGTTTTCATCCTTTACTATTTCCCAATGTTCTTACTTCTGCTTGTGCAACTTGACTGATGTAAGTTGATAATTCTTTAGTAGATTTCCAATGTTTATGTGGTATTTTACCTAATCTTGGAATTACTGAATCTTTTACCCAATCTGCTGATCTGGTTGCCGTATTATAAGTATGAACTTTCTCAATTTTAATTTGGTCTACCACTTGTTCATCCCATGCATTCCATTCACTCATTTCTGAATCACCACCTACCATACGACCAGAAGAATGTTTAAATTTTACCGTTCCCCTTCTGACATAATACCCATGAACTGCACCTTGAATCTCTTTTTTGTGTTTCTTGAGAATATCATTTACACCATCAATATAATCTGCAATTATCAAAGACATCTTCTTACCATCATCTTGAAAATCTCCTTGCATTTTGTACCAAGCACCTATTCCTATATCTGGTTCTATTTTTAAAAACTCTTTATTTTTGGGGTCATGCTTTATTGCAAGATCCATCAACATCTTTTCAAGTTCTTTGTGCATCTTCTCTTTTGGATCTATATTGTATAATTCAACCCACCGTCTGCCTGTCTTATCTGGCATACTCAGTACATCACTTTTACTTGACATGATAATATTTGCATCCAATTCTGCAACAACCCCCGAACCACCCTTTATTCCCGAATCTATATAAGTACTATCCATATTAAAAAAGGCGGAGATTGCTTTTTTCTTATTCTGTATTTTTATTAAATTCTGTAACCCAATACCAGTTGTAACATGAAATACTGTTGCTCTTGGTATCTGTACTTTGAAAATCCATTCCATTGTCTTAGATGTTAATGGAATTTTCATAGTAGCTATTTGACCAAAATCAAATATCATCTTAGAAGTGCTTTGTTGCCAAGCAATTTCTTTTTCTCTAAGATATTGTTTAAATGATTTCATTAGTTATCCACCTTCGCACCTGCACGCCATTGATAACAACTCCAATATCTTGCTTTCCACTTGGGCCCTATATCATCATCACAACTATGTCTTGCACGAAATGCTTTCCGTCTTTTAGGATCATCTCGTTTGATTTCCATATTAGGATCTCCGAAACCTAGTTTAATCACATTCCCCTTTTCATTCTTCACATAGACATAGAACTTCTTCCTATCTCCTTTAGGGGCACGAAAGGGGTCATTGAGTTTGACCTTCTTTCCTTGATATTCGGATTCTTCGATATATTGTTTAAATGATTTCATTGATATTCTTTATCTACATCCTTTACAAACTCTTTTATATAACCTTGTAATTCTATTGCATCTTCATCGCCCACTATTTCATTAATTTTTCCTTTGAGAGCAATAAGATTTTCAACCATCTTTTTACATTCTATGTATTTGATTTTATGACATTTATAGATATCAGTATGACAAATAAACACTTCATCATTTTTATTTTTCGCATCTGTTGTACGCCAATACGTATAAAACGTAGAGTCCAACCATCTAGAATAACTCATTTTTTCCAATTCAATTTTTCTTTTTTTTAATTTGCCATTTCTCTTTGAACATCTCTACTTTATCGTAGACCTTGAGATGTTCTAACATAGAACTGACAGGCATAATATCCTCTTTAAGTTTATGAGAAAGTGACATTAGATCATATGGACTCTTTCTCAATGTGGCAAGTATTTTATCCTCAAAGGAAGAATACTCGTTAAATTTTTTCATTTTATTTGTCCTCTAATTGATAGTTGAATGCCATCGTGTCTTTTGAAGCGGGTGGGGCCATCTTTCTAAGATATACATGAATCATCATAGACCCTGTTGGAGTAGGAAATTTGAATGCTGGTTTGTTGGGTTTCATTCTCATTTTGATGTCATCAGTTGCATTAACTGGATGTTTTGCAAGTTTCCGTTTCTTGATTTCATCATGAACGAGTTTGTCAAGTTTTCTGTCTAACCGATATTCTTTAAATGTTTTCATTAGTATTTTATCTCATCCATATTGTCTATCTTTATTATTTTACTTCCCTTACCTTGACCTTTAAAATCTCCTGTCAGGTCATAGGTAGCAGGCCAAGCACCCATTCCCTTGTTCCCCTTATCCATATGTTTTTTGATAAGAGAAAGATTACTAAATTTCTTAACATATTCTTTCGCATCACTCAATTCATAAGTCACAAGTCGTGCCGTTCCCGCATATGCCATAACCACTTCACCAGATGAATTTACTCTACCGAATCCAACATTATATGAACCTTTTGGATAAAGAAAACTTCCACTCTTATCCGGCCCTGTAACAGTCATATACAATGCTGTAGGAAGTTGTTCTTCTTTCGGTAAAACTCTTTTATCACTTCCTTTTAAATTTCCACCCTGTTTTCCAGCGTAAGAATCATCCATGTAAAGGAATTTAGAAAAAACACTCTTCAAATCTGAGGAAGAATATTTGGTGATGTCTGTTGCTTCATTGATATGTTGTTTAAATGTTTTCATTTTTTTCTTTACGGTTATTCCTTTATGATATTTGTTTACTTTGATAATCTTTTATTGCTGCCTTGATTGCATCTTCAGCAAGAACCGAACAATGAATTTTAACTGGTGGTAAAGATAGTTCTTTTACTATCTCTGTATTCTGTATCATACTTGCTTCATCAATGGTTCTACCCTTAACCCATTCGGTTGCAAGAGAACTGGAAGCGATAGCACTTCCACATCCAAAGGTTTTAAATTTAGCATCAATAATTTTATTGTCGCCATCAACTTCGATTTGTAGTTTCATTACATCTCCACATTCCGGCGCACCCACAAGACCAGTACCGACCCTATTGCTCCCACTATCCAAACTGCCAACATTGTGTGGTCTTTCATAATGTTCTATTACTTTTTCACTATAAGCCAAGATATTCTCCTATTTTAATACTTAAAGATTCATATTTTTCAGTTGATTGTGTTATTCCCTTGTTCCACTTACATACTGGTTTCTTAATTTTGCATATATTACTGCAATAATTCTTATATCCAGCTCTTCGTTCAAAGGGTTTACCACACTTCTTACAGAAATTCATTAATTATCATCCCATTCTAATAGTTCATGAACTCCCTGTTCTTCTAACATTAGACGATTCTTCCAATGTTCATCTTTAACATCATCTTTGTTTTGACCAGTATAACCAACCGCGAAACCACTCTCGCACATCCACTTGTTTATGTTTGTCCATCCGTTAAACTCATGTCCACCTTCTGTGCAATTAATCCAAATCTCTCCAAGAATTCTACCGAACTTACCTCTTGAATCCGCCTCTGGGCATCGGACTTGAATTTCAATATCATCTCTGTCATCTATGGTTGCCCAATGTAACCACGATTTGAGAGCTGCGGATGCTAACTTACCATAGATTTTTTCGTTCTTATGTCTTGTTCTGGATTCTGGTGTGTCGATTCCTAGTAAGCGGATTCTTCCACAATACCTGACATCGAAACCTAAGTCGATTACTGCATCAATTGTATCACCATCAATAATTTTTTCTATTGCTGTTATATGGTAAATAAATTCACAGGGTTCTTCGTTTATGTATTCAGCCACTTTTTCCTTTCTTAATATTAT